CATTGGAGTGATTGCATCAAGGATGAAACCGCCGATTGATTCTTTGCCTTCTCCGATTGCTTCCTTGAGACGACGCATCTTTCCATCGAAGGTATCTGCTTGCTTTGAGGCTTGACCTTCAAAGGTATTAGCCAGGGAAGCCGTAGCTGCTTCAAAGTCTTTTGATTTGATGATGTTCTCATCAATACCGCCACCCAGCTTCTTAAGAGCTGTGAAGTTTCCATCGTGGGCTTTAGCCAAGGCTTCTGAAACTGCCTGAAGTGACTTGCCTGTTCCGGCTGCGATATTGATTGCAAGAGTTTGTAACTTCTGTGCTTCTTCGACATCTTTCGTTGATCTAACTAATCGGTCCAACGATGGTCGAAGGTCATTGTCATTGATTCCATAGGCTAACTGGGCTTTGGTTATGTAATCCTCAGTTGACTTGATTTGAGCATCTGTCGCGCCTGTGACGTTCTTCAGGGATGTGGCTAGACGTAATTGTGCAGCTTCATCTTCGATTGCAGCCTTGACTCCATCGATGGCTAACTTGCCAGCGTAGGCAGTAGCAGCTACTCCGGCAGCCAAGAATGCAGCACCGGCTATCTTGCCAAATTTAGTAATCTTATCGCCAAATGAATTAACTTCATCTGAGCCTTTGTTAAGGCTTGCGCTTAGGTCTTTGACTTCACCAAGAATTGCTAGTTTAAGGGTTCTGCTATCTCCAGCCATTAGAACTCCTTTAGAATCTCAGAGAAGGCATTTTGCCATTCGTTAATAATATGAGGCTGTGCAGCCTTAAGTGTTGGATAAATAAAGTATCCGTAATTGCCCTGGCGATAACGTGGGGTTCTCGCAGGGAACTGCTTATATCTATTAGATCCGAATTCCATGCCAGCCCATAGGCGTTTAGTATCTGCTCCACCTGACAACTTCTGAGAAGCGAAACCAAGACTGATTTCACCAACCTTAGAAGTCTTTGAAACCTTACCGCCTTGAGCGATTCGAACTGCCACCGTTGTAGCGACGGTTCTAGTTCCAGCAGCTCTTTGAATCTGACCTAGAGCGTAATCGGCTAAAGCACCTGAGACTTTCTTTGCCTGTTCAATGGCAACGTCATCCATGGCTTTGAAGGCTTTGATTACTTCTCGGATTTCTTTCCGATTGTAAGCATCAACCTCGACCTGATTCATTACGCTCCTCTAGTATTTCAATAGCCGTCAAAATATCTTCTGCTGACTTCCATTCCGACATTGGGATGTGAGTCGCAATTGCTAACTCGACTAGGAGTCGGCTGATACTTCCTCGGCTATGGCTTTTGGGCTATCAGAGTCCACATCAATATCCTCGATGGTCTCCATCCATACATCAAGAGGCTTTACTGGTTGTCCAGCAGCTTCTCTTTTCATGGCACTATGCGCTACGAATAAGATGTCCCACATTCCTGAGAATTCTGAGATTGACTTCTTTGTAGCCATTTCCCATTTGGCAAAATCAGGCGGATAGGCAACATAAGTCACCTGATCCCCCGACTGGTATGAAATTGTGATTGCTTTTTTCATGTTTGCTCCCGTTGGTTAGATTACGAAATTGTTAGTGTTGGCTTTGCTGTTCCCTGGAGAACGAATGATACTGACTGTGCATCCTTGCCTGTACCTGAAGCATCAGGGAATGAAGGATAGACAGAACCAGTAAATACCGCTCCTGATGCAGCTGTGAATGTGTATGTGAGTGCTGTGTTTGGAGCAGTTGAAGCTGCTGTCCATAGTGCTTCACAGATTGATGAAGGTGAGTTTGCGCCCCAGTCAGCAAGCATTGTTACTGAAAGTGTTGCAGTTGTATCAAGTGCGAAGAACACTTTGCCATCGATTGTCTCGTAAGCATTGCGCTCTAAATCGACCTTGAGGGTCGCTGATGTGCATTGATCGCCATAGTTCTTGCTATCGATTGTAAGCGAGAGGTCGCGACCTGTGATGACTGTTGTTGCCATTTTGTCTCCTTAGACTGTTCGCGTGTAGTGGGTACTAACGCCTATATCGGCTACTAGCAGATTGCTCGCGCCTACTTGTGTGACTGTTGGACGTTGCACATCGCTCACTTCGTAACCTGCTGGAATGGCTAGTACAACGCTTTCTATAAGTTGCTCGATATTGTCGAGCGATGCTGGATTGCTTGAGTAAGTAACGCAGCAAGAGATTGTGAAGTTAATCTTGCACCGGAATGTTGATGATCCGATTGTGTCGAATTCAAGGTACGGTGAAGATGGGACTAGGACTACGGCTGGGACTGGCACATTCTCAGGGACGTAAGAAAATACGTTTGCTGAGACACCTGCAAGAGCTGTAGCGAGAGGTCCACGAACTGCTGAAAGAATTGTTGATGCTGGCATTATTGAGCCATAGTCTGTGTGTCGAGATAAGGTCCTAAGAGACCTACGCAGCGATTAAAGAGACTGCGACCCATGCGGAATGGTGACGGACTGAAATCCACACCTTCGATTTGTCCACCGGCTGCTGTGCGACTCTGGAAGATTTCAACAGAGACCACTAAGACGGCTGATTCAACTGCGCTATTTCCAACATAAGTTGATGCGCTAGTTAGGGTAGCCAACCCTGACGGAATAATGTTCTTTGAAATAATGTCAGCGTTTGTAATTGCTGCTGAGAATGTGTAGTCATCAAGTAAGTCAGTTGTGACTGTGCGTGTGCCGTTAAATGGTGTTCCGCATCCTGAAATGACGACTGATTGAGATTCTCCGAATGGTTGCATTACTGGAGTTGAAAAGTAAGCGATATTGTTATTAAGCGATACTGCATCAATTGGGACTGAGTATGTAACGAGCATTGGCAAGATAATTGCTTCAGCACTATCGATGATGTCTGATAGAACGCTGTCAGCATACAGAGAGGAAGAAACACCAAGCGTTGATCTCAGCTCGGAAGCCGTAATAATTGTTGGCATTTCTTTCCTCTCTATAAACTGCTGGTGGGGAGACCGGGAGCAGCCCCCCCACCATGACTAGGGTTTGCTTATGTAAGGTTGAAGCGACGAATTCCTGCGCCGACCTTTGTAGCAATTGCGTAGTAGCCGTAAACCGCTACCTGTAGGCGACCATTTGCAAGTGTTTGAACCTGAATCTGAGTCTTTGGTGCTTCGTAGAATGTAACTGCTTCAGGGACAACCAAGAATGCAGAATCATCGATGAGTGTTGTAACTGACATGTGTGGATCAACGAACAAGTTCTGACCCATGACTGTGCCTGTTAGTGAGTTGACTGAAACTGAACCTGGAGCATTGTTTGGCTGTGCAGCGATGAACAATGGACGGTTAGTTGTGTCTTCAGCTGTGATGATTGTTTCCCACCATGCTGTGTTAGCAATGAGGTTCTTAGCGAACTTTCCTGCTGCCTTGTAAGCTGCTGGAGTCTCTTTGCCGATGTAAGCCTTTAGACCAGCGATTGTCGCTGCCTGTGTTGAACCCTGTGTACCGTCAGCTGCTAGACGTGCTACGAGAGCTGAGTCTGTTGCCTTTGCATACGCGTAGTTGAGTTCCTTGATGAGTTCATCGTAGAACGCAGGTGATGAGCGATCTAGAAGTTCCCATGAGATTGTCTGAAGTCCAGCAGCCTTCTTAACATCAACTGTGATGTATGTTGAAGCCATTTCTGTTCCGCCGAGTGCTTCACCTTCTGTTGAATCTCCATCAACTGTTGGTGCTGTTCCGAGCTTAGGAATTGTGAAAGACATTCCTGAGTTTGGAAGTACGCCGCGTGATACTGCATCAACCGCTGGACGACCATCGATTGAAGTAGTCACGAATTCTGCCATATGTGGCGCGAGTGTGAGTCCGGTGTTTGTTGAAGTATCGTTTGTAGCCTTGACGAGAGTCTTTGCTTCGTCATCGCCCATTGATGCCTTGATGTTTGCCTCAAGGAACTGACCTGCTGTGAGGTTAGTGTTGATGCGTGGAGTTGCGTAGAATGCTGGCTTGTGTGAAGCCGATGCCTCTACTGCTGTCGCTTCTACCGCTTCAGTTACGGCAGGAGCTTCTTGAACGGTAGTGTCTGACACTTGTTCTCCTTCTGTTGTTGGGTTTGCATCTGCGACTTCTTCAGTAGCAGAATCTTCTGATGCAGCGAC